GAAAATGACGTGCTTATTACTGCGATGACCAACATTACTGCTATGACGGTGTTCTACAGCTAATGGCTAAGCAAGTCGACAAGAAAGCGATGGCTTGTAATAAGCCAAAGCGCACTCCCTCTCACCCTAAGAAATCACATATCGTAAAGGCGTGTGAGGGTGGTAAGGAGAAAGTAATACGTTATGGTGAGCAAGGTGCTAGCACAGCTGGAAAGCCCAAAGCCGGTGAGTCTGCTAGAATGAAAGCAAAACGCAAGTCGTTTAAAGCTCGCCACGGTAAGAATATTGCTAAAGGTAAGATGTCCGCAGCTTATTGGGCGGATAAATCTAAATGGAAAGAAGGAGGCTTTGTCTGATGCCTAGCATGAGCAGAGCACAACACAAAATGATGACCGCAGTGGCAAACAATCCTAAATTTGCCAAGAAAACGGGAATACCTCAATCAGTAGGAGAAGAGTTTATGAAAGCTGACAAAAAGGTGATGAAGTATCTAAAAGGTGGAATGACGTCAAAGCGACCACCTATATCTCAAGAAGATATTGACCGCATGATGATGGAAGGTGAGTCCGAATATCAGTCTACTCTGTCGGACGAAGACCGCGAGAAACGTCAAAAAATCGTAAAAGAAGAAGACATGAAGAAGAAAATGGCTCCAAAAAAGTCCAAAATGATGATGGAAAGTGGTATGCCTAAAGGCTACAAGGCTGGCGGTAAGGTACGTGGTGCAGGTTGTGCCAAGAAGGGCGTACGCCCCTGCAAGATGATGTAATGAAGCGGTACTACAAAAAAGGTGGCACCGTTAAAGATGATTGCTACCGTAAGGTTAAGTCATCGTACAAAGTATTCCCCAGCGCGTATGCAAGTGGCGCGATAGCCAAGTGCAGGAAGAAGAAAGCTCGTGGCGGTTAGGAAGACTGAGAAAGGTGCGGCACTAAAACGCTGGTTTAAAGAGGACTGGAAAGACGTTCGCACCGGTAAGGATTGTGGTAGGGGTAAGGGTGAAAAGCGTGGTACCCCCTACTGCCGCCCTACTAAAAAGGTATCGAGTAAGACACCAAAGACCGCAGGAGAAATGTCCGCTGCGGAGAAACGCGGTAAGATTGCGGAGAAAAAACGTCTAGGACAACCCGCAGGTAAACCACGCCGAGTTAGTCCGGCGAAAAGGAAAAAGTAATGGGTATGGGTGTTAAGCACTACTTTAAAGACGGTAAAGAGCATAAGGGGAGCCTACACAAACGCCCTGATGGAACGCTTATGACTGGAAAAAGTATGTCTAAAACATCTAAAAAGTTGTTCCATTATGGCGACCTATCTAGTGCTGCCAAAACTAAAGCTAAATCGGGGTGGCGTAAACCATGACAACATCGGGCACAGCTACATTCAACATGGACTTCACCGAAATAGCGGAAGAAGCATGGGAGCGTGCTGGTCGTGAGATGCGTTCTGGATATGACCTCCAAACCGCTCGTAGGTCGATGAATTTAATGACTATTGAGTGGCAGAACCGTGGTATTAACCTTTGGACTATCGACGAGGGGAGTGTGAGCCTTACTAACGGCACTGCACAGTATGACCTCCCCGCCGATACCATTGACCTACTAGATCAGATTGTACGTACAGGAACAGGGTCTAATCAACAAGACCTGACGATTTCACGGATCAGTGTGAGTACGTACGCGTCTATACCTGCAAAAAACAGCACAGGTCGACCAATTCAGGTCTGGATAGAACGTCTTAGAGACAACCCAAGAATCAACGTATGGCCTGTACCAGATAGTGATAACTATACGTTTTGCTACTGGCGTATGCGACGTGTACAAGATGCAGGTAGCGGGGTGGAGACAGCGGATATGAACTTCCGATTTCTACCTTGCTTGGTAGCTGGGCTAGCGTATCACATTGCTATGAAGGTGCCCGCGCTCGAAGGTCGTATACCCATGCTAAAACAAGTTTACGAAGAGCAGTTTCAACTTGCCGCAGAAGAGGACCGAGAAAAAACCCCCGCTAGGTTTGTACCCAGAATTTCGAGGTACTAGTTGTGGGCATACGGTTTGCTTCGAATAAACGCGCAGTTGCGATATGTGATGTATGCGGGTTTCAGTATAAGCTAAAGGAACTACGCAACTTAATTGTTAAGGGGCGGGATACAAATGTTAAAGCCTGTCAAGAGTGTTGGAACCCAGATCACCCACAGCTACATCTTGGTGAATATCCAGTTGACGACCCTCAAGCTTTGCGCGATCCTAGACCTGACAATGCGGAATATGCTCAGAGTAGAGCACAAATTATCCCAGCGTTTCAAGTAGTTGGTACTGGGTTTATAGGTACAGTAACCGTAGTTATATAAGGAGATTGTTATGGCAGGTTGTGGAAGCAAAAGAATGAAGAAAGGTGGTATGGCTAAAAAGAAAGCCCCTAAAGGTATGCACTATATGCCCGATGGCAAGCTTATGAAAGACTCCGCCCATAAGAAGATGAAGGCTGGTGGTATGACTAAGAGTAGCCATGACACTAAGAAAATGGCTAAAGGCGGCGGTGTTAAGATCCGTGGTACAGGTGCTGCAACTAAAGGTACTATGGCTAGAGGGCCAATGGCGTAAAGTATGAACTATACGGAACTGAAAACGAATATCGAAGACATTTGTGAGACGTCTTTTACAGATGACCAGCTTGCTATGTTTACACAACAGGCAGAGCAAAAGATATACAACTCAGTTCAGATACCCGCTTTACGTAAAAACGCCACAGGTAATTTGACAGCGAGTAACAAATACTTGTCTAGCCCTTCTGACTTTTTGTACAACTACAGTTTAGCCGTAATTGACGGAAGTGGTGCGTATAGCTACTTGATTAATAAAGACGTCAACTTCATACGAGATGCGTATCCTACCCCGACGAGTACTGGGTTACCTAAACACTATGCGTATTTCGATGAGGATACGTTTATTTTAGGTCCTACACCAGACGCTTCATACGCGGTTGAGTTACATTACGGATACTACCCTGAGTCTATTGTGACGGCAGGAACTACGTGGTTGGGTAACGAATTTGACTCTGCGTTATTGAACGGTGCGTTGATAGAAGCTATACGGTTTATGAAAGGCGAACCAGATATTATCGCTAACTATGAAAAGCTTTATTTACAATCAATTACATTACTCAAGAACTTAGGTGATGGTAAACTACGAGAGGATACTTACAGGTCTGGTCAGTTCAGATCACCAGTAAGTTAAGGAGATAATTATGGCTATAACACAGGCAATGTGTACTTCGTTTAAAGTCGCTCTTCTTGATGGAGAGATGGATTTTAGCAGCGATACATCACAAACGTTCAAAATCGCTTTGTACACGTCAAGTGCTACTTTAGGTGCAGCTACTACGGCCTACAGCACATCAAACGAAGTAACCGGTACAGGCTACACGGCGGGGGGAAACACCCTGACAATCGCAGCTAACCCAGCTTCGTCTGGTACTACAGCATTTCTGGACTTTACAGACACTACGTGGACAACCGCTACGATTACGGCTCGTGGGGCTTTGATTTACAAGTCTGGTGGAGGTGATCCTGCTGTCGCTGTCTTAGATTTTGGTTCTGACAAGACCTCTACGGCGGGTAACTTTACCATTCAATTCCCAGCCGCTGACGCGTCTAACGCCATAATTAGAATCGCGTAGGTGTACTAATGGCATCGTCTATTGAGTACGTAGGGTGGGGTGCACAACCTTGGGGCGCTGGCTCTTGGGGGGAAGACCTCACTATTGTACTAGTAGATGGTGTTAGTGCCACTTCTGCTGTCGGTAGTGTTAGTGTTGTCGCTGAGGCAAATGTTGCTGTTGTTGGTGTAGAGGCTACAGGTAACTTAGGAACCGCTACGGCGATTGGAACGTCTAATGTATACCCATCTGGTTTAGAAGTTGTTGGGTCAATAGGCACAGTAAGTGTCGTCGCCGAAGCAAATGTCGCTGTTACAGGGCTAGAAGCTACTGTTAGTTTAGGCTCCGTTGAGGTAGCGGCAGATGCAAACATAACAGTTACTGGGGTAGAAGCGACCGGCTCCCTCGGTACGGTAAGTGTTGATGCAGCGGCAAACGTCTTTCCAAGTGGGGTGCAAGCCACTGGCTCTATAGGATCTGTCAGTACTGAATCCACAGCGAACGTATACCCCACTGGAGTAGAAGCTACAAGTAGTCTAGGCGATGTTACGTTTGTTTTGTCGATTGTTGAAATAGTAGGCTCAGTTACAGGTACAGCTTTGTTAGGTACGCCCGTAGCCTCAGCAGATGCAGATGTTCCCGTTACAGGACTTCAAGCGCAGGGGTATTTAGGGGTAGTTAATATTTGGGGTGAAATAGATGACAATCAGTCACCAAACTGGCAAGATATTACAAGTATACAGGATCCATTATGGGGTACAGTGAACGACGCACAAAACCCCGATTGGCAAGGCATCGCAGATGCACAAGATCCATTATGGGGTACAGTGAACGACGCACAAAACCCCGATTGGCAAAATATAGCCGCATGAGGTTAAAACATGGCAACTCAATATACATCAATACTTAAATTAGCGCTTCCCACTCAGGGGGAGTTAAGTGGTACTTGGGGTGACGTGGTTAACGACAACATCACTTCTATGGTTGAAGAGGCTATTGCAGGTCGCTCAGTTATTAACTCGTGGGCTGCTAACTCCCACACACTGACTACAGCGGACGGACTTACTTCAGAATCCAGAGCCGCAATGCTTGAGTTTACAGATACTGGTACGGCGTTGTCAGGAGCGGCTACAGTAATATGCCCTACAGCGACTAAAATCTATGTGTGTAAAAACGGAGCCGGACAAACGGTAACAGTTAAAACTGCCGCAGGTACTGGTGTTGCTATCCCGAACGGCGAGACGATGTTTGTTTTCTGTGATGGGACTAACGTTGTTCAGGCAGTTACAAGTTTAACTACACTTAAAGTCGGTACTGGAATTCAAGTCAGTACAATTCTTGACGAAGACAACATGGCGTCAGATAGCGCCACCGCATTAGCTACTCAACAATCTATCAAAGCATATGTAGACGCGCAAATTACCGCACAAGACCTTGATTTTGCAGGAGACACAGGAACTGGCGCAGTAGATCTTGATAGCCAAACATTCACTGTTGCGGGTACTGCTAATGAGATTGAGACCTCTGCTTCTGGGCAGACTATAACCATTGGGCTACCAACCGCTATTGTTGTAACAACAATTACTACGACTAATGTCCAAGCGACAAATATCAAAGCTAATGATGGTACCGCAGCTATTACCATCGCAGACTCCACAGGACAAGTTACTGTAACCGATGCCGTACTAACTACCGCTGATATTAATGGGGGCACCGCAGATAACGTAACGATTGGTGGTTCTACTGCAGCTGCGGGATCTTTTACGACTCTAGGTGCTTCTGGAACTACAACTCTTAGTGGGGCTTTAGCGTTAACCGGTAACTTAGATATCAACACAAACAAATTTAACGTAACTGCTGTTGATGGTAATACACTTATCGCCGGTACTTTGGGAGTTACGGGGAATGTAGACCTTAACGGCGGCACAATAGACGGCACAGTCATTGGTGGTTCTACTGCGGCGGCTATCACAGGCACTGCAATCACAGGGACTAGCTTTGTATCTTCTGGGGATATGACCTTTGGAGATAGTGATAAGGCTAT